TGCCGACTGTGCTATTCCTTCATAGGAAACTTCCAGCATTTCGTCATCAAATAATTTCCGCAAATCATCTTCTGCTACGCCTTCATAGCTTGCTTTGTTTTTCGCATACCATCGTTCAAATGTCTGATCACTGGTAAAAGTCTTTGCTTCTGTTTTTAGATTCTCACCGGCTTTTCTTAGGCGTATCCGACTGTTTGCTGCGTCCAGTTCTGCTTTGGTGAAATGCATTCCATCGTCATCGTCTGGTCCGTAGGTTGGTTTTGGTGGAACATATGGACGGTTGTTTGATGAACTGTCCCCTCCGCCACTTTGTGATTGTCGTATAGCTTCATTTACGACCGCTTGTTCTGATGGTGTATAGTTGTATGAACCATCATCTTGGTATCCATAGTCAGAACTGAAACTAGATTCTTCTCTGTTATTTTCTCCTGAACCAGAATCTTCTGGTCCTCTAGTATCATCGTCAGGGTCATAACTTCTAATAGGTCCACCTTGAACACCAAGACCCATAGTTCCAGGTAACGGTTTTCCAGATCCGCCAGCATCCTTCAACATCTGAGCTTCTTGTGGATTGATGGCAGCAAGACCTTCACCTTTGTCTTGTAGCATTGCTGCTAATCGACGCAGTTCTTCGTCTGATAATGGTGTCCGCATCTGGTTTTGATCTGGTAGAAAGCTTGAAATATTCATACTAATTTTTGTGAAGGTAGTTTCATGCCATTAGGCTTCATTCCAATCTCTAGCATTAAGTTGCTGACACTGTAGGACTGACCGACATCTGGTGCCGTTGATGCAGAGTCTTCACCGTCTTCAATAGTGAACCGAATGCTTTCGCACTTCTGTGTTCCTAGATTCATGCGGAATTGGTAAACACCATCAGATATCTCTGAAGTTCCTGCACCAAAAACCTCTGAACCAAACGGTGATTCATCTCCAAAATTGTTGATGCCTAAATCCTGGGAATAATTAAAGTTGTGAGTTTCNCNGAAAAACTGCTCGTAGTTGTACCCAACTTGGACTTTTAGGTTATGTTTNGACTTATAATCACCCAAAACAAAGGCTTTTCTGCACCTTTGCAAACCTTGGATATTATTTGTTTTAATCCATGCAGTTGTCAGTTTCAGAGGAAACCGCGCACCTGAATCTGTGAATGAAGTAGATTGCTGCCATACCTCACCGTCTGTTCTCAGGTAGCAATAGTTTCCGGTCTTTTTCCAAACCGTTGCGCCAGATCCTTTGTGGTCTGAAAACGTGGACCATTTATTGAAATAATAATCATAGACAAGTGTTGTTCCATCACTACTCAAAAACCTGACTTGGTTCTGATCCTGAAGCAGTTCTGCGCTTGTTATGGTCTGGCTATTATATGCCTCAACTGCTGCACCCAGATAGACAGTTTCAAGCGACCGGTTTAGCAAATAGATTCCCTTGTTNGATTGGAATAATATNCCTTGAGGAATNAAAACAAGAGATCGAGGTTCTTTGCAGCCTGCGTCGGATGTAATCAATGCAGGGTCTGAAAAATTATCCTGGTCGCCAGTTGGTGTCGGCCCATCACCGGTCATGGCAAAGATTCGATCTTCCTCAAATATAATTAATTTCTCGTCCATCTGCTGCAGGCCGGTTATCTCTTTTGCCTCTGGCACATTGATTGTGAATGTGTCGGCAAATTCAATTGCATTTAATCCTGTCTGCTGTTTGCTGTAGTGCATCACAGTTGGATTCTCAGAACTCACCGCAAACATACGTTGACCAAAAACACCAAGAACCGAGGTTGCAGGAGGTGCAATGTTTTCTAGGACGCTTCCATTTGTATAAAGGTTTTCTTTTGCTACCAGTGCCGTGTCGTTTACTGCACCATTGTCTGCAAATGAGACGGTGTCCGTTGCTGCATTGTTGGCGACAGATCCAATCTTGAAATAAAGAGTTCCAGTTGTGACTGTTCGATAGACTTCTATTGTGACATTTGTGTGATCAGTAATTCGTAAAGTCGGAATGGTTAAGGTATTGATTGAATTTCCTCCACCTCCTGCAGCTTGTGATGTTGCTACAGATGGCGCTGATCTGTGAATGTGTCCTTTTGCATCTGTGTATACATAAATGACTTTGTATGCATAGGTTCCATCTGCCAAAGATCCTCCGCTTGTCGCAGTGCCTGCAGTCACGTTTTCTGGGAAAATATGGAAACCAAGCTCGTCAATAACCTGACTGTCATAACTGCTCAAGAACCCTCCACCAATTGCCAACACCTGACCGAGTTCTTTATTTAAAAAAGTCCGACCTCCGACAAAATCTGCTTTGACTCGTGCAAGTCCTTTGAGGCCATAGACGTCGTTATCTCTCGACTCAAGTCGTGTCGTTACCTGGACCGGCAACTCAAAGACTCCAGAATTGATCGTGGTTACAGATGTAGGTACTGGTCTTGTAGGCAGCGCACCGGCAACACTCTGCTTGAATTTGCCGAGAACCAATCCACTACTATCGATCAGAAAATAGGTCGGCTGCAGATCAGATTCATGAAGCACAAAAATATAGGTTGTTCCTTCATATAAAAACGGACGACTAACAAGACCGACACTTCTCATGACGACCGTTGCAGATCCGAGACTGTTTGAAGTTGTGTTATATAGGCGCAGATTCAACTTATGATTATAAGTCGCAGCAGCAGAATGTTCGTAATAGACATCCAGGTTGCCATCAGAGTTGTAACACATTCCAATGCGCTTGATCTCAGTAGCATCACCTCCAGCGACGTTTGCCGTTGTCGCCAAGTCAGAACCTAGTCTGTAGACCTTAATCCCACTGCTGTCTGAGTTCTTGGAAAATGCGACATAGATATCAGTCGAGGTTCCTATTTCAGAAAAAATACTGATTGAATCTTCTGCTTGGCTGCTGATTGTTACAAGGTTGGGAAATCCATTTGCCAGCGTGCCTTGAACACCGGTTGAAGCTATATAACAAACCTTGACGGTGTTACTTGTGTCTGCGTATGCGAGGACCGCGCTTGCACTTGTAGAATCGTATGGTGTGACGTCGATGTGAGGGTTNCCAGTATTGACGTCTGCAGCTATTGATTGAGCTGACGCAAATGCGCTCGGATTATCAACCGGTAACTGCCTTGATTTGATCAGACTTCCTGAGATTGTATCGACATATATAACAGTCAGATTTTTATTCTGTGCAACGCATCTTGGATTGGTGCCTGAACTTGTAATCTCTACATCTTCAAGAATTACAACATCATTTCCTGAATCTACAACTGAGGCGCGGATTCCTCCGCTTGTGTCTTCCCATGCGTATAGAACCAATCCGCCAGAGGTTGCAGAATCTACGGCAGACTGTTCGTTTTCATTTCTAATCAGATCCTGACTTGTTGCATCAACTGACCTAAATCCTCCTCTATCAACCCAACGAGTCAGACCAGATGCGTAGGAATATAATTTGTTTGAGCCGAATACAAGCAGTTCATCTTCTAGGCTTGTAAGAGCTTCACCGGTAGGTAATGACGTGCCGTCTAGGACGTTGGTGCCAAGTGCATCATATCCGTATCGTTTAGTAATGACAGATCCACGAGTAAAAACACCGTTTTCTAGTTCAACTAGATTAGTAGGTAGGACAAGCTTTTGATCTGTTTTGGTGTCAATTGATCCTGAAAGATCAATCGGAACTAATGCTTTCTCCAGTGCCATTTTCTTGATCAATCAATGCTTGCTTATACCCTAATAATCTTTGTTGTAATGCGTAATATTCATTAATTTTGTTTTGAACTGCTACAAGTTCAGCATCGATCTCTTCTAACGTCTTCATCTAAACTTCGGATTGTCTGCTTTTACTTTAGCTCTTTGTGCAGTGATCTCTTGCCACATAGTATCGTTTCCTTCTTCTTTTTCTGCTAAAGCAACTACAACATCGGTGATACTTGGGTATTGGGATGCTCGGTCACGTTGGTATTGGGTATTATTAAATGCCTGTTCTTCAGCATCATACTGTGCTTGAAAATCAGATTTATTAGGTGCATCACTAACCCAATTGATATTTTCAAAATCAGCCATTGTGCCAGTTGGTGACGCAAACGAATTCCATTTTCCTTGATAATATTTATCTAAAACTTTGAGTAATATATCATTCATGGCATCACCTCAAAAATAATTGCATGTGAAAAAGCCTGACTACCTGAAGCCTTTAACCTTGAATCTTCTGTAACACTTGGATTAACTACTTCACACGGTCTTGAGGTTGTCGTATTTTCAGTTCCCATTCTGCAACTTATAGCCTGAGAACCAGTTGTGGTATGTCCTGTGAAATTGCCAATAATTGTTAATTGCATATAATCACCAGCATTAATTTTATTATATCCACCACCCCAATATGTTGATGAACCCCCAAATTTAAGACCTATATTGCCATAATCAGCATTAGATGAATTGCTACCTTGCAAAACAACATGAATTATTAAATCTGTGTTTGCATTTAATTTGTTATAATTACCTATATTATAAAATTCTATATCAGCTTCAGCACTTTGAGGAACTGTTGTTCTTGTCCTATCTGATACAACTCCAAAGTTAGTAATCATTCCAGACTTTGAAATAGTCGCATTTGACCCTACTGTCAGCGTAGGATTATTTTGATTAACTGTGATCTGACCATCTGATGCTATTGTAATTGCAGAATTCGCATTAGTTAGGTCACGGATGTTCGATACTTGAAGGTCTGAAGGCATGATTTTTATTCTGGTTTAGAAGGAAATACTATCTTACTTGGATCAGCATTTGATGCAGGAAGATCACGCAAATCTTGTCTGTATTTTTTCATTGCATCAGTAATGTTTCTGTCACTTAAAGCATAAATATCTGTTTCATTTAATAGTTGATCTCTTTTAAAACGTACTTCATCAAATAACTGTTCATTTGTTTTAGTAGGATTACTAAATGTTCCATCGTCATTTTGAATCATCCCACAACAAACATCATCTGATATTTCTGTTAATGATGGCTCTTTGTCGTATGATTTATAAACGACAACTTTATTTTCTATTTTTGCGTATGGCATTTTACTTTAACTTATAAATTATAACGTATGTGTATATTTCACTATTGCCTGAGGAGGATGATACACCTAAACCATTAGT